TGGTGCTACGTATCCTGCTGGACCACCTAGTGGCTCAGTTGCTCCACGGATGATGCTTGATGCAATATCCTGTGGGATAGTTTGATTTGTTCCAATGCTATTTGCGTACAGGAAGTCCTGAATTAAATTGGAACCTGCAAGGAAGCGAAGATCGCCACGGCGTTGCTTGTACTTACGTGGAAGCTTCTTAAGTGCGCTGTTAAATACAGAACGACTTACGTTTGCTCCTGCAGCATCAACAACATGTCCGTTTGCCTTTGCTTTCTTTACTACACCATTAAATGACTTGTAAAGGGCATCTCCTGTGAGAGCGGTATCTCCATTGAGGACTACGTCTTCAATGTCATTACCTGCCTGTGTTGCCATCAAACGTGCAATATGATCCTCTAGATCTGGACCCTCAATATTGTCTTCAAGAGACTCTGTTGAAAGCTCCCAGTCTAAACGTAGTTTCTTTGTTGTCAAAGAAATCTTTGAGAAAGATACTGCGCTGTTTGCACCTGTATCATCTGCCTCTGTCGCAAGTTTCATAAGCTTCTCGCCTACTGACATACGATCAATTTCAGTGGTGTCTGCTCGCATGCGAACAGTACGTGCCACCTTACCAATTACTGTTGCGTCAAACATATAATCGAGGAAACGTGCGGACTGCTCAGGGTTGAGTAGACCACCTTCTCCTTCGGATCCGATGTGTACACCAGTATTGGCTACTGCTGCTCCAGACAAACCACCTGTTACGGTTGTGTTTGCTGCAACTGCTTTTTCTAACATTTCATTACTCATTTTATTTTTCACCTACCTTTATTTAATAAGTTCATTCACGGAACCGAGGAAAGAACCGTTCCATTTTGATTTCTTTATTGTTACTTCCTGCGACCCGCCAAGGTCAGAGGACTTCTTAATTGCGGTCTCTGATTCTACCGCTACGACACGCTTTTCTACGCCATCAATCGTGCTCTTGATATCTTCTACAGCCTTTGAAAGTGCTGCATGTTGTTCTGCCAATTCTGAAATTCGACCATCTACGTTCTTGCTGAAAGTTTCAACTGTATCTTTGATAGCAGTTACCTGAGCAGCATTTGATTCGGATGCCTTATTTAGAGTTTCTGAGAAAAAGCCTTTTAGATCGCCAAGCATCTTTGCAAAATCAGGTTCATCAACCATAACTTCTGATACGTCGGCTGCTTTTTCCAGAGTTTCGGCAGAAGCGTCTTCTGCAGGCGCTGCCTCTTCGGCAGGAGCTGCATCTTCGGCAGGAGCTGCTTCTTCAGCAGGTGCTGCATCAACGACAGGAGTCTCTTCGACTGCTGCCAATGTTTCTGTGTTTTCTGACACTTCATTACCTCCTTCTGCGTTTGCCTGTTTTGCAATTGTGTTTGTATCAGGCAACGTTAATCTTGACTTGTGTAAATCAAGAATTCTATCTATTTCCTTTGCTTTGTTTGTATCATTTGACTCTACCCAGCCGATCAAAGTTGCAGGCTTTCCAGAAACTGGTGATGTATATTCCGACTCCGTTGACATAAACACCGAATCACTGTCTGCACAATAAAAAATATTCTCTGTTACTGTCTCTGCTGCAATTCCTTTAAATAGCAATTGACCATTCATCTTTTGAATAGATAAGATGTTGCAGAGTTCATTTGCTGGAGAATCGACAACTGATAACTCCATCAATGCATACTCTTTAATAAAACGAACTGGCTTACCAGTAGATTTGTTGACTTCATTCTCTGAGTCAATTATCTTTCCGCCGATTGAAAATCCTTGTAGGGTCCCGTCCAAAACTTTTTCCCATGTATCTTGTGCACCCTTTGAAATGTATGCATCTACATAAACGCCATTGTAAAATTCTTTTGTCTCTGGATCATAATATGTCTCTGGCTTAAATGAAACCATCTTGCCAACTGCATTTGATCCGTGCATCTCACGAATGTTTCCACGGAAAGATTCAAATGCTTTTAATGATGCATCTTGTGTGACAACATCTCCAGTTTGATCAAGATTATCTAGCGTAGCAAATCCAGAAACCGTGCGTTTTTCACGATTGACTTTCGTGAAGGGCACGGACAATCTAATATTGTCGCCATTAGATGACCATAGAGATTTTTCAATATTCATATGCTTAATTTTATAACGGTATTATATATAAGGCAAATAATCAGTTGAGTAATATTACTCGACTTGTCTGCCTTCGCCCTGTGGATTTCTGGCTTCCCCCGAAATATCAGGTGAATTATTTTCTCTTTCCTGATCTCTCGTTCTGGTATTTCCAGCCTGGGCTCTTGCTTCCGCCTGTTGTTGTGGCTTTAATTGAACTACCTCATCGCCACCCTCCATAGGGGCCATGCCCTTACGAATACGAACTTCATTTGGAGTAATTACCTGCATCCTTAAATAACGCTCATCAATCTTAGATAATGTATCTTCATCAGTTAGGGCTAATTCATTAAATTTAAGTTGAAGGGTGTCAGTCATTTCTTCAACAATCTTATTTAATTTCTTTTCTAGAATTTCCTGAATTGGACGGCATACCTGCTCTTTAAATGTTTTATCCGCATCACGAGCATTTGCTAAAGATACTCCTTGAGGGCTACCAATTTTAGAAATTGGAACACGGTGTGCCATTAATATTTCATCTCTATTTGTTTGACGATAAACATTAAATGAGGACTCTTGGCTTCCCGCCTCAATTGGTTCCATCTTAAATTCAACCTTAGCGTCTGGGCTATCGGCAGGTAATGGAATATAAAGTGAGCGGTGATTTCTTCCTTTAAGACCAACTTGGAAAAATTCCAGAAGTTTACGCTCAGACTCTACAGAAAGCTTTGCACCCTTGACTGTAATGATATATCTTGGGACAGCCTTGTTTTCAAAATAATCTAAGTTATATTTACCTGCAAATTCATTTCCTGCCATAGCATTTGCGGCAGCAACGATATCTGGAATACCATAATAATTATTACGTGGGGTATATTTCTTAAAATGAATAATTTCATTTGGCCTATCGCTTCCCTCCGCAATTGGATTAGGTGTTTCCTGATCTCCAAAATTACGGAAGTATACGGCCTTACCATATAGCAATTGTATAAAGCCGTCACGAAGACGGCGAACTCTCATTGTCTTTGATGGGATATGGCCGATATATCCGATTTTTCCAGAAGTTGTTCTACCAATTTCTAGGTAGCCATTTCCTGTTGCTTCAACATCTGTATAAAATTTAATAAGTGTTTCTTTAAATGTTTCTTCCTCATTGCAATCTTCTAACCACTCATGTAGGTCTTGACGAATTCTATCAAGCTTTCTACGTGCCCGCTCTAATTGCACATCATTATCAATCTCATCAATCGCATCAATTGTTTTGCGAGTCTCGATAAAGTCAAATCCTAATCCAACAATATTTGAAACTTTAGCGTTGATTGCAGAATAATTGTATGGAGAAATTTCATAGATATGCGAGAGATACTCAAGATTATATGGAGGCTCAATAAGGTCAAACATTGCATAGCCAGTAATGGCCTGTGCAAGAAGATTTTGTTGTGTCTCTACGCCTTCAATACCAACAAATCTCTTCTGTATATTGCGATTCATCTTACGGCGGAAAGAAGCGCCAAGCCCTGATATCTTCTGTAGCTCTTCTCCAGACACCATAAATACATCTGTTGTCTTTACTACGCTAGCAGATGGAATGTGAAAATCTGAGGCAGTAAATGCCTTTACGCCAGAGTCAATATCGTTATCTTCTTCGAACATTGCCATTATTTTGTGCCTTCCGTGTCTCTTCTTTATAAACACCTATGTCTAGTGGATCTGGAGTTAGGCCCCACTTTAACCTTTGTTGCTGATATTCAAATTCTTCGTCATCAATCTTTCTGCTTCCTGATAGAAACTTTGGCTGCCCCTCATAAATTCCATAAGATCTTACTTCTCGTGCAAGAGCATCAATACGAGCCCTATTGCCTTTCATAGAGGTTATAGATAAAAAGTTGCCTTCATCATCGCCAATCCAGCGTCCGTCTGGCATCTCCCAAACATAAATACCAAGAGTTGTTTCCTCTGGTCCAGCCGTGGTACTCTTCTTTTTAAGCTCCATAGGTATTTATTTTACCACCTGTATCCATCTAAGTCCAGCCTTTTGTCAGGCTAGATGACAAAATTATACGTTTTGTATCACTATCCAGTCATTATTATATGAATCTGCACCGTCTTCTGTCATAACCAATGTACTAGAATCTGTTATTACTTCTGTATCCCGCCTAATAAAATAGTCATAATGATCTGTAGCCTTTGTGCTATTAAATTGGTCTGGGTATATTAGAATATATTGATATAGGGCAGGAACGGAACTAGATAAAGGATAATTAAATCTAATCTCATCTGATACCGCCGATCCAAATACTACAATAACATGATGTAGCTGGCCTACCCTAAATATATTAGAGACATTTGTTTCTGAGGTTTTATTTACCCCATTTACATATATGGCTGATATGTTAGTCTTGGACATTGTTCCCGCCCCGTTCCAGGAGATATTAGAGGCGGCATATCCATTTATAGCGGTAGTCGATATTAGACCACTTGCAGTCAATGCATTTGGCGTGTAGAAGAATTCTACCGTACTTATTGAATTCTCTGTCGTTACATGGAATCCTGAATTTGTAACGGCCTTTAGTCCATTTAGTTTATGCCTAGAAAGAATGTCATAAAAATTATTTCCAAATGTTATTCTGTAGTCAGAAACAGCATTATCTTCTTCTAGCGAACTTATATATGAATATCCATTTTCTGAATATAGGCGCTGGCCATTATAGAATGTTACTACAAGACTATATAGCCTTGGAATAAATTTACTTGTATCTGTTGAGGTCATTGTTATTCTTATATGTAGGCCTACTATTGGTTCAAAATTATTTATATCATGATCTGGTATCTGTCCGCCATTTACACATTGTGTATATGTTATTCCATCTATACTTGTTTCAATTGTAATTCCATTATCTCCCGCCCATTCTATTTTAGATCTATCTGATATTAAAGAAGGATCTACAGGAATAAAATCATCTAATACTATTGTGCTGGATGCTGCAGATGCGGTTTGAGTTATCTCTAAATAATCTTCAGTTTGATCCCATGTAATGCCATCTTCTAAAATTTCTTCCCAACTTCTAGTTGATGGATATGAGTATTTAAAAACTACATTAAGGTTGTTGTCATAAATATTAAAAGATTCTCCATTGTCGGATTGTCCAACCTGGGTTGGGGCCAAAGATCTTCCCTCATATATATGATAATTTATTGCCTGTTGAGTTAACTCGTATCTGTAAATAGCGACGCTATTAATTAAAAAATAATCGGAGGCATTTAAAGTAGGACCGCTTTTTAAAGATAGGTCAGTATTTGTAAATGAGAACAAAGACAATGATGTTGTTTCTACTAGGGTTCCGTCTACATAAATTAAAAGATAGCTTTGATTGTATACGCATGCAATATGAAATGCTTTATTTAAAGATGGAAGTGTGTATGTTGCTAATTGTGTGTCTACTTTAAATGTAATATTCCCAGCCTCATAAAATACACCAACATTATTAGTACTGTCTCCTACTATTGGAGTTATATTTGTTGTAGCAAATGAGGGATAAAACCAGAACTCTATTGTAAAATCATTATCCGATGATTCCGCCGTCCCAAATTGACTAGTTGTGGCGGTAGCAGTATAGTCATTACTTATTGTATATTCTACAGAATTAAGATTAGTTATTTTTGTACATCTGCTATTTCCCGCCACAATTGGTATTAAATCTGGAAGCGGGTCTCCAACATATAATCCATCATTCTCACATCCAGAATGATCGTATGCAATATCACCATAAATGTTCGCATACATAGAAAGGGCGGGATCGTCAAGAATTTCCTGATAAGTATTATACTCAGATAATATTTCTGTATAATCCTCTTTATCGACAGTAGTCAAATCATCCAAAGGGTAATACGCAATTGGATAGTCATATAATACTGCCGCTTTGTAAGACATTTAATACTTATACAATAGCTGCAATTTGTGCTTGCTTTTCAGCAATTAGTGCTTGTAGTTCAGATAGTCTAGATGCATCAGGTGATGTCTTTGCATTTTCTGCAATTACTTCAACCTCAAGTGCATACATCTGATATTCAAGATTACGTTTTGCCGCAATCTTAATTTGAGATTTTTCATCATCTGTAAGTTGTGTGTATGTTGCCATTTTTTCCTCCTATATTTTAGCTAGCATTTATGTTAGCTAATTCTTGTTGTAATGCAGTTTTTTGATTAAGCATATCAATTAAAATTAATTGTTTGGACATTTTGCCTTCAACATCTAAACTTTTATCAGATTCTGATGTTAATATATGAATATCTAAATTTGATATCATATTATTTAAAATCTTTATCTTGTCTTCTTTGCTTATCATATCATGCCCAGCTACTTGTAGCAGTTCCAGAAGTTCCTGCCGAATTTTGAGCATATACTGTAAATCTTGCCCAAAGCCCATTGGCACTACTCATATCTTGAACAAATGATGTTCCAGTAGTAGATCCGCTTGCAGTTGCAGTGGTGCTTCCTCCGTTAGTAGCAGACTGAGTTAATGTCCAATAATAAGTTATTGTAGCAGTACCGCTAGAAGCAGTCCAGCTTCCCGTCCATGTTGGACCAATAAAATTTCCTTCAAAATCATATCTTGCTGAATACTGATTAACAAGATTTGTTGGGGTGCTTGGTGCAACCGCTGGAGGAGCACTGGTTGTTAAACTGTAATTAGCAGAAGCCGTTTTTGCTGCTGCAAATGTTCCTGTTGTTTGGGGTTGAGTGGTTGTCTGATTAATACTAACTGTTGATGTTACGCCAGTTGATTCTACCCCTGAAGAATTTCTAGACCTTACATTAACTGTTAAATTTCCCGTTGTTCCCCAATTATAAGTTACAGATGTTCCATTATAGGATTGTTGCCATAAACTACCATTTATATAAATGTCATATGAGGTTGCGTTACTACCCGCCGTCCAACTTATAGAAGCAACTCCATTTGTATTCCATGCGGCAACAAATAATTGATAAAATCCTCCTGGAGATCCTCCGCTGATTGTAAATGTTCTAGAACCTTCATTTGAAGATAAAGATAATCCTGGAGTTAGTGAATATGAATAGTAGCTAACATTTGTTGGCAGTGTCCAACTTCCAGTTGCAGTAGTTGCTCCTGGTCCAGTTACTGTAACCGTTCCCGTATAAGCTGTTGATGCAGATAATGAAGATTTATACACAGATGTTTCAGAAGATCCAGATCCACTAAATGTTCCAGTAGAGCTCCAAGAACTTTGGCTAGATGAAATCCAATTTATTTGACCAGTAGATGAAGTTACATTTGTATTACCTCCCATTGTTATAGTTGGAGTTGGAGATGTAGAAGAAGAACTTACTGTAAATGATCCAGGATTTGGCGTGGCATTAGTTACAGAAAGATTGCTAGGAGCTCCTGGTAAAGCGCTTACAATTGTAATTGAATTACTGCTTACCTGCGAAGTTGGTCCTCTATTATTAGTAGCAGTAACTCTGCAAGAAATTTCATTTCCAACATCGGACACTTGTGTTACATATGTTGAACTAGTTGCTCCAGAAATATCAGAAGCCCCTCTACGCCATTGATAAGAATATGAGGCTGGATTATATGCTAAATTTGAATTCCAAGATCCGTTTGTAGTAGATAAAGTATTGCCTTGAGTTGTAGATCCTGATACTGTTGGTGCCGATGTATTTATTGGATACTCTGGATACCATTGCTTCCAGGCTGCTCCATTCCACATCCATCCACGAACTGAATTTTTCCAGGCGGAACCATCCCAAAGTTTTAATCCGTTTAAATTTTTCCAATTAGAGCCATCATAAAGTTTTGATACCATGACTAAGCCTCATGATGTATA